TATCTGTTTTGATAATTCTTGATTGACCAATCGTGTATAATTCAAGTTATTTCTTAATTGTTTATTTTCTTGCGTCAAGTCTTCAATCGTTTGTAAATACGCTACTTCTACCAAACTAATTTTTTGTTCTTCCATTTAATTGTTCCACCTTTTCATTTAATTCTTGAATGCCTTTCAGCGCCAACATCACTGCCCTATGTAAATCAATGGATTCTGTTTCGCCTTTATGCCGCAATTTTCCTGATTCTTGAGCAATAAGTCCAATATCCACATAACGATTATCTTGATTCATTTTGAACTCTTTGAACTTTAATGCTTCAATTTCTGATATCGCATGTACTTGCGTATCGTAAATATCGTGCTTAATCCGTCTATCCGATGCTTGATGTAAACCTCCAACTGCGTCAATACGGTAATTAAACACCACAACACCATTATCGGTCGTCTCTGTCCTAAACACATATCTGATATGTTCTTTACCAAGAACCGTCTTTGAACCTTCTTTAATCTTCACTTTGTCGCCAGGATGTAACGTTGGCCATGCATAACCCCAACCGTTAATTCGCTTAAATTCAGCTGCGGATTCGTTCCATCGTGACGCATTAAAGTTTTTGAAACGCCGTTCCAATATTCCAATCGGACTATCACCACTCTGCACGGTGTAATATTCGTCTGTCGCAACGGTTAAATCCGACTTCTGCATAACGTTAAACCATGCGTTTTTTTCTAAGAGAATACCCGAACCGTCTTTAACAACATTATTTCCGATAGCGAACACTGGCTTATTGCCCCATTCGAATTGAAGTTGCCCTTTTGTCATCGTCAAAGACGTATTGTCAATTCCGTAAGTTTTAAACTCCGGTAATCCCGTCATACGTGCGTAATTTCCTGCATTATCTTTTGCATAGATTCCTGAACCGTCCAACTGAAGGCTAGCGTTCACTGCATTGAAACCGGCTGAAATCAACTCTGCTCGGTTACCCGTTATTTGATTCGCATTCAATCGAATCGTATTCACAACCTCTGCACTTAACGAACCCGTCGTTATCTGATTGGCATTCAACCGAATTGCTTTCACAATTTCCGAACTTAAACTTCCAGACGTTATTTGATTGGCATTTAAACGAATCGCATTCACAATTCTTGTATTTAAATTACCTGTTGTGATATTCGCAGCATCCAAATTAATCACACGGACATTTGCTGCATTCAACGTGCCTGTTGTAATCTTACTAGCATCCAACGTATCAATCATTGCGGACTTAATCGTCCCATTTTGAATAAAGGTAGTCGTTGGTGTTACCATGAGCTTGTTATCACCAGAACGAATCAACGTGCCACCTGTCGTCACATTAATCGCATTGATGATTTCTCTACCGCTCATTTTTGAGTTACCTGCTGCAGTGGTTACTCTATCACGAACTGCTAACCAAATCGAATCACCGCTGTTGCGAATGATACCTTCTAAATCGCCACGTGCAACTTTCTGGTCAATCAAACCTGCCAATTGCGTGATACGGCTGGTCATATTTTTTTGATTATTATTAACGGTAGATTCCAAACCACTAACCGTTTGCGCTAACTGAGAATGATTCTTTTCCGCATCTTGAACAAGTCGTTTAAACCCATTGATGTTCTGGGTCATCTCACTAAGACTATCGTCTACAGAACTTTTAATTTCACGTTTAACGCCATTCACAGTTTCAATCACAGTATTAATCCTACCAGTTACCGAATTCGTAATCTCACGTTTAAAGCCGTCTACAGTTTCAGTAATTTGATTCACACGACCGTCTGTCGCTTCAATACGTCTTGTGAGCCCCTCGGCTGTTTCTGTGACTTCGTTTTTGTATGTAGTGAAATCACTACCACTCACTAAGTCTTCTGGTGCTGGTGTCCAGTCAGTCGCGATACTGCCACGCTCCAATTTCAATCCAGCAACCCATATCGTCCCCTCGTTGGTCCGTTCAAGGCGCGGTGAGATATTTCCTGATTTCGTCACTTTGAACGTCACATTGACACGTTGCCATTCATCTGAAACAGGCAAAATCTTAGTAGAAACATCTGTCGTTGCTGGATTTCCTGTGCCGTTATGAGTTGAATAAAATCTAATTGTTTCATCTGTTTTATCCGTTTTTACATAGGTACTAAAAGTGTATACTTCGCCCACTTTCACTGGCACAGCCTGCGAAATCCCCTGCCACAAGCCACTACGTTTTTTAACAACCAATCCTTGATACGTTTCTGCATCGATTGTCCAATCGCCTTTGTTAAACCATTCTCCGCCGAAATCTTTCGTTTTAAGAAACAGATTCCGTCCACCAATCTTCAGATTATCGACTTTCGCTTGCGTGCTGATTAATGTTTGCTTGTACCCATCTACGGTCGAAGTCACCGAATTAATCCGCCCGTCAACGTTTGTTAAATCTCTACGTATTCCGTCCGCTGTGGAAGTAAAACGATTTTCCGACTGCGATAACGCATTACGCAGCCGTTGTTCAATACCACTCGCCGTTTTCATAAATTCAGCTGACAACGTCCCGTTATGATATTCTTCTAACATTCCTCGTGCATTCAGTTTAATCTTGCCCCAAAAATCACTCTCGGTGTCTTTCATCTCAAGATTAATTTCTTTTAAATCTTTAAAGATTCCCGACAAATTTCCTTCATAAACTTCAGGCGGCGCAAAGCTCGTCATCTCTGAACTCTTCTCAATCTGGATCTTCTTGAATTGAGTATCTCCCAAGCAATCGGAAAAAATATCCACACTCGATGTTTCTTCTGTTGCTGTGAACGTATAATAATAGCGCCCGTCTTTAAATTCTAAAGCAGGCGCATCTCGTTGATTAATTTTTATTTGCATTTAATCACCTCTTCATTTCGGTAAACCTTTGACAATTGTTGTGCCAGAACCGCCATCTACGACCAAACCACTTGACGTACGTGAAACATAGTAACGAGAATCTCCAACTTCAATAGTTTTATCATCTGTTCCTTGCATATCAAAATCTTGACGTTCACCGTTCGAGTCGATAATCATAAAGCGAGAATAATTTTGTGGTAAACGCGTTACTAACGAACCTGCAAACGACAACGTGCCGTTAAATAGTTCTTCCCACGCGCCGTTATCTTCTTCTGGCTTCTCCCAAATCTTTTCACCACGATACCAAACAGCTCCAATTTCATTCCCACCATAAAACACTTGCTTCGTATTTCTAAAATCTGCCATCGTCATCGCTTACGCCCTCACTAAATACAATGTGTTCTCCGCTTGTGTCGTAGGAGGAGCCGTCACTACTTGCACATTAATCGATGTCCCGTCTGCCCCTTTGGGTCCAGGTGTACTTTGAACATTACGCAATTCTTGTTTCGTGGCATAAGTAGTGTTAGCAGTGGACTGAGTGAGGTAATTTTTACTGTTAAGAATAGTTTGAGTGACATAGCCTTTATTGTTCAAAGTAGTATTGGTGACGTAGCCCTTGTTGTTTAAGGACGTTTCCGTAACGTAGCCCTTACTGTTTAAGGTGGCATTTGTGACGTAATCACCAGTAGGTTGTTTACCTGCTAAAGCTTGTGTTAGACCTGTTATCTGATTAATTACATGTGTATGTTCCCTTTCAGCATATGATAATGGATTAATCAATTCAGTAATTCCTACTTCTTTTCGCATAACACCAACGCTTGTGACCGTACCAAATTTACCATTATCATCTAAAAAATAATCAATATTCGGACGTATCTTATCGTATCCAACTTTTTCAGCTAATGCACTCGTATACACAACGGGTACATTACGCAACTCTTCCTTCGTCGCATACCCCGATAAATCAACATTTTGCGCTCTGATTTGATTGATTTGTTCTGGTGTTAAATCCTCAAATCTCAATGGGTCGCCTTTTTGACCACGCTCCCCTCGTTCCCCGCGCTCACCTCTTGCTCCTTGAGCACCCTGAACTCGAATCCAAGTATAGCGTGAAGCGTCCGTACTGCCCGACTCAACATTATCGTTATAGATACCAATATGCGTTCTATTCGTACTGTCCGTTAGCGAAAAGTTTTGAATACTTTGAATTTCTTTAGTAATAGTAACTGCTGGGTCTTCTCCAAACAATCGTAAATTCAATTGATGTGTCCCAGCTGCAAGTTCTTTGTATAACCACTTATCACCTTTGCCAAAACGCACGAGCGTTTTAGCCTGTAATGTTACACTCGAATTTTCTTGAGCTAGATAGGTAATAGTCGCATAAGCAATATGAACGTATTGACTATCTCCTTTATCACCCTTCGGACCAGATACGCCACGTTCACCTGTCGCCCCTTGCGGACCAATTGAACCTGTTGCACCCGTCGCACCCGTCAAGCCGCGTTCACCACGTTCACCTTGGGGACCCGTTAAATACTTCAACGCACTAAACCGATTCGTACCGTCACCGACCTTTAAAAAACCAGTGTCCGTTTCAACACCAATCTCGCCCTCAAGTAAAATCACCTCACTTGCTTGCCATTGCGCTTTTGTCATTCGCTTATGTTGTACTCGCATTGGTACTGTTTCTACCATTAACTTACACCTCCGTCTAATATTAATTCTGGATTTTCTGACCACTCGCCTTGATACGCCATAGTTCGATTTCCTTCGGCTATTTCACGATACTCTGTTAAAATATCAATCGTAGTATCTTTTTCAATTCGCACCTCTTGCGAATATCGTTTATACCAGCCTGACGTCATCAAAACAGTGTAGTCACCAGGCAATACATCAACCGTCTTACTGCCTGTTTGAACAGTCGTCAGCTTGCTTGAACTTGGCGTTAACGTTATCGTCACACCACGCACTGCTTCTCGACCAAAGTTAAAGTTAACTTTCGCTTTCGCTAACAATTCACACAACGCTTCAAACGATATCGTATACGTCTGTCCCTTCTTAAATCCACCGTCATTAGCCTCTATCGTAATATGGTCATCTGTAAATAATAATTTACGGTCAACCTCTCCGATAAGAATATTCTTACTGTAACGAGGCTTTCCGTCATTACCAATCATTTCAGCATTGACACGACTGGACTCTCTCACCGATTCGATTTGTGATTTCAACGCATCAAAATCTAGTAACTCCAAATTGATTTTCTTAGTGATTGCTTCAATTTTTTCTTCTGATAAGTCCAACGATTTCAATTCTTCACGGAACTTTTCTAACTCTTCTTCGTTACGTGCGTGGATTTTCTCTATTTCGGCTTCGGTGGTTTTTAGGTGGTCTTCGACTTGTTTAAATTTCTTAGCTAGTTCAAGTTCGAATGTTTCAGTATCTATAAGGACTTCCCACATCTCTCCGTTCCAGCGTTTCATTCGAGTATACTTACCGTTTTGTTCAAACCAAATATCATCAACTTTATGCTCCATATTAGGATCTGGTGTGCTAAACCAAATACGATTTCCTTTACCGTTAATTAAATAAGGCGGTAGCTCCGCCTGCGATTGCTTCTTCACGCTATTCTCAATCTGATTTAGTCGAGTTGCCACGTCATCTGCAATCGCACTTCGTAAACTTGTGCCCACTGAACCAATCTCAACAGAAATATTGCGTTCAAGCAATACGTCATATTCAATCGTATTTACTTTTGCATTATCAGACGTAATCCCAATTGTTGGATAATAAATTGGTAATCTGTCACACAGTTCGACTTCTTCCATAATCTTCATATCTGCATAATCTAAGGTAGTTGATAAATCGATATAAGAAATTTTCGTCTTAATCTTAGGCTCACCAATACGATTATTTTTAACATATCGCTGCGCTAACTTCCGTAGCTTCTCTTCAGTAGGTGTTTCGTTTTCTTTGAAACTTGTTGAGAAGTCAACAGTTAAAATACGTTTATTAGCAAAATTATTCGCAAAAGCCCCTTCGATAATCAATTCTGGCAAAGTAATGATTTTCTCTTCGTTACTTTCTTGAGTCGTATAAATAGTGTAAGGATAGATAGCGGTATAGGTTGATTCGATATCAATATCCGCTTCAGCAGAAAGAATATTCCGTCCATACTCCAATACAGTCGGTGTTTTTCTTCCTAATTCTTTATGAAGTTTAATCGTCGTATTATCAAATTCATACTCGCCACCCCATACATCAAGGATAGAACCCGATGCACCACCTAGGGCTAATCGAGCGTTTTGAATGTTTTGAACATTCCACTGCGTACTATTAACCGTTGTAATATCTGACCATACATCAAACTGAAAATCACCAATTAAATTATTTTTCCACGCTACTAAAGCAGCCGTTGCATCACCATTCACTTTTGCATTCACTTTTACCGCTAAATGTTCTGTCTTATGACTGATATGTTTAGCGTGTATCTTGATTTTACGGCTAGAAGTATCTTTGATAATCCGGCTGATTTCGAACGTTTGATTCTTCGTACGAACTCCCGCATCGGCTTTAACTTTCATCTCTTTTTCGAAAATACTCGCCATTTCACCATTAATCGGATACTCCATATAGAGTGAATAATTACCGTTTCGTTCTCTCGTAACGACTGCAGAAATCGCATCTATTTCGCCTAAGCCATACGTAGTAAATGTTTTTTCATTAGCATTGAATAAGATAGGTTTCATAATTTCACTCCTACATACGTCGTCATTTCAACCGTAAAATTTCCAGTCCAAGAAATAGTGTTACTTCCTACATCCAAGTAAGGCAGCGTATATTCTGGAGAACGTACCACTTTATCCCAAGCAGCAGTGACCGCTCCGGAATACACCATATTTTTCTGCATATCTAGTACCAAATTATTTTGAACATTAATCACTTTCGTCTTACGATTATTAATCGTTAACACACATTCTCCATTACCAACTAACTTAATAATCGGCTTAGCTTTCATATTACCTGAATTATTGATGACTTCACCATTTCGAACGCTCTTTGACACCAAGCTAGTCTTCAAAAACTTAACCGGATAAACTAAAAAATTAAGCTTTACTTCACCGAATTGTCGCAATATCTCTTCAATCGCAAAGGTTTCAATAAAAGCTGCTTTATATAAATAATTAGCATCCCAAGACAATTCAAGGTCTTTATAACCATCAACAAGTAACCACTGGCTGATTTTTTCACCAGCCACGGTTAAGTTATCTTTGACAATTAATTTGCAGGGAAAGGACTTTTCAACCGACTTTAGACGATTATTACTTAATAACAGGTCGCCATCTCTTCCCGGCACCTGGACTCGTTCGATGTCACGGCCAGTTGATTCACTAACCACTTGATTCATGATTCTCAGTCCCATATCCTTGCTTGAAACGCCATTAAATTTAAAATATGCCATTAAGCCATTCTGCCCCCTTCCTGTGTTGTATAATAAGCTAATTCACGAATTAACCGTTTCATGTTTTCCGGTGTAAAGAAATCATCTCGGTTCCCACCATTTGCATTTAATGTATAGCTGTTGTAATTGGTCGTTCCAGAACCAACTCCATTTAACTGCATACCGTTGCCTCGAATACTTCCGCTAAGTTTCGCATTACCAACACCAATTAAATCTTCAACTTTATAATGTGAAACAGAATCAATCATATTCCCCATACTCTTTTCCAATTTATCAGTATGTTGATTAACCCCCATTGCGACCCCCTCCGGGATATAGCGACCAACAGTTTTAGCAAATAATCGTGAAGGCGAATGAATCATCGCCCTTGCTCGTGCTGCACGATTAGCTTGCGCAATCATTGCATTAGCGGCTGCTGTTATAGCACCTAGTGCCGAATACATACCCTGCGCTAAACCATTGGCAATCTGTGCACCAATACTCACAAACATCCCAACTGCCCCTCTAGCTACATTTGCCGCACTATTCAATACGCTACGCATTGCACTTGATACTTGACCTTGTCCACTTTGAATCGCACTCGATAAATTCTGCATACTCTTTGTTCCAGCTTCTCGTCCAATACGTGCCATATCGTCACTTGCACGTTGGAATGTTTGTTTAACTGAATTCATCCCCGATGTCACTGCTTGATTAATTCCAGTCATCGCTTGTGTAAATACCTGTTTAACCATATTTAATGCAGCAGTCGTTACCGTACGCATTGTATTCAAGGCAGTTTGCCACGTCGAAGTAATTTTAGTAACTGTCGTTGTAACATTTGTACCAATTGCGGTCATGGCAGATGTAAAAGCATTTTTAAGCTGCGTAATAGCAATTCCTAGCATGTTTAACGCTGTAGCAGCTGTTGTCGCATTCGTGCCAATCTCCGTTAGATTTGTCTTAATCTTACCTAAATTACTACCGATAGTAGCTAAATCTGGTAACTCCGATAATGATGTCTTCACAGCAGATAATCCCGTACTAGCGTTATCTGCGTTATCTTTAATCCCAGCTAAACCGTCTTTAATTGCAGTGAAATCAGCACCTAATGTCGAAATATCAGGCAATTCACCTAGAGCACTTGCTAGTTTGCTGACACTCTCAGCGAAACCACCGACATTAGCCGTCAAATTGATCCCCGTTAATGCTGCACCTATCGCTGTTAAACCAGCACCAATTCCTAATAAATCAACACCATCTAAACTAGCCAATGCATCCGCAATCGTTTGAAATGCTTCGCCAATTTCTTTGGCAGTATCACCAATTTCATCAATGATGCCTCGAATACTTTCACCTAAACGAGAAAATGAATCAATCACCTTTTCAATGGTTTCACCGAATGTCTTAATTAATCCGGAAATCTTCTCTACAAAACCAGAGAACTTCTCAACAACATTGCCAACACCTTTAGACACAGCGTTCACGATTTTTACAAAACCATTACTAACCGCTGTGACAATCTGTGATATAGCCGTTCCTACTTTTAGTGCAATATTGCCTATCTCTTTAGCAAGTGGTACTAAAGCAGTAATAACATTTGCTACGCCTTCACTAATCGCTGCAACAACTTGAGCTAGGCCATTTGCAACCGCCGTCACGATTTGCGAAATCGCCGAACCAACTTTCAAAGCAGTGTTTCCGAATTCAGCCACTAACGGAACCAAGGCTGCGATAATGTTAGCGGCACCTTCACTAATTGCCGTTACGATATTTGCAATAGCCGTTCCTACAGAATCGACTAACCCACTAAAAGCCGTAATAATCTCTGGTAGTCGACTAACAACCACTTCAACCATATGTGTAATCGCTGGAATAAATGGTGCAATCGCTTGAACAATTTGAACAACAGCATCTGCAATAATTTTCACAACACTTATAAAAACATTACCGATGATTTCAGCTAATGGTAATACCGCTGTAATGATTGTTGCTACTGCCGTTCCAATGGCTAATGCGAGTTCAGCAAATGCACTACCGAGCGCTGTAATAATTGTCGCTAAGCCATTCCCTAAACTTTCCACAATCACTGCCACAGCTTCGCCTAAGCCCTCAAGAACGAGTTTAACCCCTTCACCTTGAGTACCGAGCAACGCTAAACCAGCACAGACTAGTGCAATCGCTGCACCTAATGCCAACACGTTTGCGACCGGAATGCTTGCTATCGCAGACCCTAAACCTTTAAATGCAGTCGCTAAACCAGTTCCGATTCCTTTCGACGCTGTCGCAATACCTGAACCTAGGCTCTTAAAAGTAGCGGCAAGTCCTGTCCCTATACCTTTTGCAGCCGACGCAATCGACGGTCCTAATGTTTTAATGACACCACTAACTCCTTGAAGCACTGTTTTTATTGCTGTTCCTGTCGATTTAATCACATTGCCGATTCCGGTAAACACATTTTTAATCACAGAGGCCAGTTTAGAACTTGATTTCCCAACTTTCCCTAATGCGCTCTCAGCACCTTTTTTAAATAATCCAAACGGATTGAATGCTTTAAGAAAATTAAATGCCTTAAATCCAACTATAATCGCTTTAATACCAGCAACTAAACTGACAAAACCAATCGCAATGCCTTTAATTGTTCCCGGACTTAAACTAGCTATGAATTTAGCCACTGCGCTAACCGCTTTCGATATAGCTGCTACAACATCCCCAATGACCTTACCAAGACCAGCAAAATTTGTTTCTCCACCTTTAAAAGCAGAAAACACATGTTTAAGGGCACCACCCAAATCTTTTAAAGCATTCACAAACGCAATAACTGCACCACTATCCGTAAAACCTTTGACAAACTGCTGAACTTTTTGCGCGACCTTGCCGATAGTTTCGCCAATTTTTCCGATGATTTTTTCAACATCGATTTTTGCTAAAAATTTTCCTAGTCCCTCTGCGATTTTAGTAAAGTCGATTTTTTCTAATGCATTGGATAACGCAACTACTGTTTTAATCCCAAAATCATTTAGTTTATCAAAAACTGGCATTAATTGATTTGACAAGCCCTCTTTCAAACCATCGACTGCTTGGTCAACAGTTTTAAATTCCGTTGCTAATTTTTGAAACCCTTTTGAATTCCCAACCTTTTGAACAGCTTCAAAGAAGTCTTCTGTTTTGATTCTTCCGTTTTGCACAGCCATAATCATTTCATCTGTGGATAATCCCATTTCTCTAGCAACCGCTGAAATCCCAGCTGGTGTTTGCTCTAACATCAATTTAAAATCTTGCCATGAAACCATCGGCTTAGCAGCCATTTGAACACCTTGTTGGCTTAATGTTTTCATCGCTTGGGCTGGATTTTCTGCTGCAGCTGCTAACCCACCAAACCCTTTTACTAGTTCTGATGTATTCTTCGTACCAACTGCTGCTAACTGACCATAAGTGTTGGCCATATCTGATGCAGAGTACACTGTTTGTGTAGCGTAATCTTGCATTGATTTTTTTGCAGCCTGTATCTCGCTATCTGTTTTACCAATAATTTGCATGTTCCCCTCAAACGTAGACCACGCTTTTTTAGAACCCGTAAGTTCACCATAAAGTTCTGAAACACCGTTGGTGATAGTACCAATCCCCTTACTAATCGCAGAACTCACAAGATTAGCACCCAAAACAGACTTGAACACACTACCAACTTTTGAAACACCGCCACCTAAACCAGACAAAAGCCCCTTCAGCCTACCAACGCCAGCTTCTGCCTTATCACCATCTAAGTCTACCTTTATCAATACTGAACCGTCTGCCACCTAATCACTCCTTTCTAATAAGAATCATCAGGCAACCCATATTGATTTTGAAGCTTTCGCATCTCCTCTTTGTACTTAGCATCATCATGCTTCGACGGTTTCCAAGAACGAATACGCAACACATTCATGAATTTTGTATTATCAGGCAACCCATTTAACAATGCATTAAATTTTCGCCAGTGAAGATTATCTTGCTTATCAATTAAATCAATACCATATGCCTGCATAAAACTCGCATAAATATAATCACTATCGTGCTTAAAACTAAATAAAGGACGCTCATCTCCGATATCATCCTCTTCCTCTTGCTTGAGTTGCGGTAATGGATTCCCCATTAAATCATATTCAATCGGCTTCACCTTGTCCGTTTTCGGTTGAATATGCTCTTCGATTACCAACTGCAACACTTCTAGTGCCTCTTGTGGTGCTAATACTTCTTCAAAGTTAACATCCGTCAATATCATCAAACCAACATAGCCTTTAATAATTGGAAATACCTCTTTGTCCGACAACATTTCAATTAATTTAAAAACACGGTTAAACGATAAATCTAAAGCATACGTACCACAATCCAGCACCAGCTCATCTTTTAATGGTCTTGATAAATCCATTAGGATAAATACTTAGACAAGGTATTATGCGTAGTTTCCGTTTGTGCTTTATACTCATCTACAATGCCAAAAAACATTTCTAAAAAGATATTCAACGCTTGTACTGTGGATTCGCCAGCAAACGCATAAATCTTATCAAACGCTTCTGCATCAAATAATTCTGTGATAGCCACTTTCAAATCTGATTTAATCTCTTCAACAATCTTTATATCTTGTCTTTCAGCATATTCTTCGCCACGGTCTTTAAAACTATTCGCACTATTTTCAAATCGCTTTAAACTCTCATCGTTTGCCACAAATTCAAGTTGAAACTCTCCAAAATCTACTGGAATAACATTTCGACGCTTTATAAATTTAACCATTAATGATTCACTCCTTTATCAAAACAAAAAGGGAGCGTAATGCCCCCCATAACACTTTTATCCACCAACAACGGCACTTTCTTTTGGCAACTTAATCCAACGAATGGTGCACTCGAATTTTTCATATTCCGTTGCATCGCCGTCTCCAGCTTTAATTCCAGAAACATTGGCTACACCGACATGTTGCATTTTACCGTCGGATGATACAACCTTAAACCAAACGCGTCGGTCATCTCCGATTTTGTATCGCATGCCTGCAATAATTTTTTGTGCTTCATCTTCAGGGTCATACACACCTTCAAACGAATACCCTGCTGAAACACTAATAACCGTTTCTTCAGGTGTTCCGTCACCGTCATAATACCCCGTATCATCCGTATCTTCATCGGTTTCATCATTAGCCGTTGCGATATACTTAGCTAATAACTTAAATTCAATTGATTCTGCATTTTCTTCACCTTTGTAAGGCGCAATATAATGTTTGCGTAAGGCATTTTTTCTTCTCATTTAATTTATTCCTCCATTAATTTCTAATTTTGCTGTTACATCCACCACATAGACAAAAAAGCCCTGTTCGTCTTTCTCATTCAAGAAAGGCTTATCTACCGTCAATCCTAAGAAGAGATAGGCATTCTGTTCACTTGGCAATTCTAAAAAAGGGTCAGACAACGCAGATTCAATCAACCATAAGGTCGCATCACATGTCTTTTGGTCTTTAGATTTAATCGCAATTTCAAACGGCAAACTCATCTCAGTGGTGCCGTCCATATACGATTTTTCAACCTTTCCCCCTGGCAGTGAATACACAACCAAGTCTTCCTGGTCAGATAAAAAATCTAGCCGAGCCACTAACGGTAGCGACAAAGTATTTAAATGTTGAATCAACATTAATTGAAAATCATTCTTTTTCAAGGATTCACCCCCATTGCCCTCAATGCCACGATACCCCACTGCTTCTTAGTTTCAGCAGGAACTTTTTTATCCCACCTAGCACTTGTGCCCGGTGTCTTTTTATACTTTTTAATCTCTTCCAAATTTGCAAAAAAACAACGCCGTTGTTTGTCCGTGTAAAACAAATCATTCTTCTTACCATAATAGACACGTCTAGCATATACCGCTGAATATTTTACACCCTCTTTAGTAGCACTAGCGGATGCCCTTAAATCGCCACGATAGCGTGGTACATAACGGTCCATATCTAACAACGCCTGATTAATCATCGCAATTCGCCCACGAACAACTGCAGCAGGTCCCACTTTAGCTTCTAACTTTTTTAAATCCACTTTAACTTCAACGCCCATTACACTACCTCCAGTTCATAGCTAAACACTTTCGGTTGAAACGGATGCATATTTATTTGAAACCCAGTTACTTTGTATTCACGTTGCCCATCAATAATAATGGCATGTAGCCAATCATAATCCAAGTCAATCGATACATATTCCGGATAAATAAAAATCACTCCTTGATGTGAGCGTGTACTATTTTTAACATAATGCTGAACAGATACACTCCGGTCAAAACGAACAGGAGAAAGGTCAAACGGTTCACCGTAAGATTCCTTCCCCCACTCATCTCTCCCCACTAGCAACTTCACTTTTAAACTATCTACTAACCAACGTTTATCGATCATAAGACACCCCAGAATAGCCAAAACCAGCAAGTTTCAGCAAGTTTTCAGCATCAGCTGATAAATTATACCGTCCACCCATAAAATCGCTAGAACGGTCACTCAGCGTCACAATCGTGCGTCCGATATTAAAGTGAGACGCTACAATTCTATCTTCAACTGATGTAACACCCGTTTTATCCAGATATGCCATTTGAACTGCTAGCGCTCGCTTAAAAAGCTCCTTACGTTCCGGAACATCTGTCTCAAAATCGACATGATTGTAGAAATTGTTTGTGTATAAAATTAAGGATGTTTCAGCAGGTAAATACAATTGGCTAAACGTTTGAGATAACTCAACCCCAAACCTTTCCAACTCTTCTTCAGTTAAATAGACCATAAATAATCCTCCCCTCAATGCAAAAAGGGCGGATTATTCATCTGCCCCTTCAACTTCTTTTTTAACTTTACGGCTTGGTTTCTTTTGCTTTTCTTCCGGTTCTTCTAGTGCCGTCAGAAACTTACCTAAAGTCGGATGGATGGCTTCAGCACGGACATTAATATCATCTGCTTTCACTTTCTCCATTTCCACCACATCACCAGCCGTGTACTCTTCTTTTTCTTTCTCCAAGAAAAAGTTAACGTTCACTTTATGCTTCATTTAATCACCTCTTATAATCCGGCAGAGGTTACTTTAACAACGGCTTTTTTGTTGTCATCTAACATAAACGTACCACCTTTAGCAGCTGCTTGTAATTGAACACCATCAAAGTCAATGGCTTCAATTGTTCGAGCTGTCGTAATACCAATGAATGGAATCACGATACCATTAGGTGAGAAGATTGCTGCTACTCCTGTTTCAAAGTATTGCGCTGGTGTTTCCTCCAACGTAAAGCCTTTGTATTTTAATAAGCCATTGTTATCTAATGACACTGATGACCCTTTAGCCGTTGTGTTAGCAGGCATATCAATAATCGCATTATACAATTCTGGACGTAAATACACCGTGATTGGCGCTGTCACCTCGTTATTCACATAATAAGCATTAATATCATTGAATAACTTCTTAACATTCGCTTCAGTAAAATCAGCTAACGTCTCAGTCTTACCAGCATTATCCGATAAATATTTACCAATACGCTTATTAATTTTTCGTGTTTGTGCTTCTGATTGTAATTTGAAACGGTCAGCAACTGCCGCATCTAAGTTGTTGTTAACCGTGTAGCGGTCAATTCCTTCATGGATTGCTAAAGTATAGTCATACTCCACATCCGTATCCGCATAGATTACCTCAACTAAATTACCAAAACGGGTAGACTTTGCTGTTCCTGTTCCCATACCAGTATTAGCATCCGTACTATATTCACCAATAACCACTGGTGTGTTGTTTGTCTTAACAGAAAAAGCTTTCGCATTCATTTGAACACCGTCCAAAATTTGAATCGCTGATGTTGCACCAGAGAACGCTTTTCTTACTTCGAATACCGTTGATAATACACCTTTATATTGTTTTTGATACGTACGTACCGCTAAATTTTGATTTGTATTTGTCATTGTTTTACTCCTGTTCTATTTGTAATTGTCTATAACATCCTGGAATGGGTCTTTTGCCTTAACCCCCATATCCACCGATGGATTACCCTTTGCTGAAAAGGTCGGCTTCACTTCTTCTTGGCCACCACTAAAGTGTGGATATTTCTCTAGCACTTTTTGAATCGCTTGGTCAATCGTTGTTTCATCACTCACCAAACGTTCCGCTAGCGCCACCACATCTTCAACAGAATCAGCAATCACCCCTTGTTTTAAAGCAGCATTTTCTGCTTCTAAGGATTTAATACGGCTATCCGCATTCGATAATGCCTCTTCTTTTGATTTTAAAGCCTCACTTTGCTTTTCAGCTTCCGACTTTTGCGACTCCTGCCAATCTTGATAGGCTTTCAAAGCATTTTTAGCCGCTTCTGCATCTTCAAAGCCTAGGTCTCTGATCGCTTTAGAATAACCACTATTATGCTCTTTAGTCCCAATACGATTGACATCTTCTTGAGTAAACACCTTTGTTTCCTCAACTTCCAAGTTATTTTGATTGGTTGCTTGGTCAACACTTGTTTGTTCTTCTGCCATTCTAGGCCCTCCTATATAGCGATAGGTCGCTTATTTCTGTTCTTTAACGTCTGCAGATAAAGACATAAAATTGCGTACACAAAAAGCACCTAACTGTTATAGTTACGTGCTTTAATTAATCATTATCTCCATAAATGATAGAATCGTAAATTTTATACAGCTCAATCCCAACATCATTAACGACATCTTGGTTTATCATTCCATCGTGCACAATCGCTAAATCCAGCGCATTCATAAAATCGTCATATGTATCTATGTCATTAAAATGAAAAATAACAAATCCATCCACAATATCAATAGAGTAATTAGTGCTCACCGCAAACTCAACTTTAAAAGAAGGTGCTTTTTCATTAATAAAATTATATTGTTTTTCTGTTATTTTGATTTCCATTAACACTACCTCCTTTTTGTTTGCGGAACAGTTTGTATCAATTGTCCAGTAATATTATTTACTGTCACCTTTGCATATTCTCCGTAGTACACAGTTACCGTTGAGTCGCTATTACTAGGACGTACTCTACCATTTTTTAGTGCATCAATAACGTGTTCTACTTCAACACCACTCCTAAACTTACCAGTTTTAGGGTCTGCATTAGTCCCTAACAACCGTTCAATAAAATGTTTACTCTGAGATTTAATCACAATACCGTCTGAAGTTGTTTGCCCTACTATTTCTTTTTCTACCCGATTCTTATACTTTACATAGTCACCAAAACTAGAAAATGCTGAAATCATATTGGATTTCCGGCTAGTAAAATAGTCTTTCAAGAATCCATATCTCTCACTATCATTATACTTCATTTTAATCAAATCATCGAGTGATTTCGGCACATTTTTATCACCCAGGACATCTTTATAACGTTTGTATCGCTTAGCCATTCGCTCATATTCAGCTTCAGGAATAACATTCTTATAGTCAGCTTTAACTCCTGACTTATGATACTTCACACGTTCCATATCATACCGCAAGAAATCATGTTTCTTAATCCAGCTATCCAAAGCACCACGCAACTTAATATCATTCAACTTATATTTTTGAATCAAGCCTTTATCACCTAATTGCTCAGCGACATGTAACATCTCTTTGTTATAACGAATCTGTCTTTCTAACGCCCGTTGCTTGGCTTCCACATTCGCATTTTGTATCGCTTGTTCTTCGGTTAAATTTTTCAACTCATCGGGTAATTCGGGTTTGTAGTTAACACCAGGTATAAACGGTGTCATCACATGGCCACAGTTGATACCTAGACATCCACCAGGCTCACCATAACCATAATCAAGCAAGGATAATATTCTTTCTCCTGCTTCCGTTCTCGCAAGTCCTTTGGTCACGATTTGCCCCTGCAAAGGCGCACACATTTCTCTAGCGCTTGCTTTAACAGAATAATAAAAAGTATCGATGCCAACTTCTTCAGCAGGTTTCTCTCGCATTTCACGGTACGTACGATACACGGTTGATTTAATGACATTCCTTGCATAAACATCTGCTTTCCAACGCTTACCACCCCTATCCGTAAAACCAGTAAATCCACGTTTAAACATTGACATCGTCGCTTCGGATATCGCTTGTTCAGCTGATTTCGTACCCGTCACGACACTTGCGACGGATTGCGTGACAATGTCTTGATACATCGCTCTTGACGCTTGTGGCAGTGACGTATTAATTAAGTTATCCACTTCTCTAAACGACTGACTTGCTAGTGCTTGTAAAGCTCGTTGAACTTCATAATTATCAACATTTGTACCGTCTCTGCCCATATCTTCTAACAACTGCTGCTTAGTATCCTGATAGATTTTATACCCTTCATCTGCAATGATTTCACGGAACTTGGCTTCAGCAATACCACTAGCACGAACAATCAACTTCACATTAGCTTCATTCAACAAATGCAAAGCATTCAACTTCTCCAGTTGCCAAATATAGGGTGTCTTATTAAGATTTGCAGTCCCTCTGGCTCGCAACTTCTTAATAATTTCATCGAATAAATCCAACGTCAGTTGATGGTAAACATCCGCAATTTGATTAACGAATGCATCCAACTGTTCATCATTTTGAATAAAATCCCATTTCATGATTATTCACCATAAACGTCAATATCTTCTTCACTTCTAACGTTGTTGGATTGCTGAACCATTTCGTTTTTAATTTCATTCAACATCTCAAGTGCTTTTTCTTCCGTCACTCCGTGCAACTTCATAATTGCTGTCTTAGAACTAGCAAAACCACTAGCCACCATTTGCGACCAATATTCTAATTCTTTGGATTTATCAGTAAAGACACCATCATCTAAATTGATTGAAATATCATCAAAGTTAGGAATCACACCATGATATAGCCCATACAAACTACCTAACTCACAGATAGAAATAATCAACTCTTTCAGTGAATGTTCAACCAGTGACACAATACTATTTCGCATTTGATAGGTATCCGAGTTTTCAGACACTACTTCAGTGGCTGTCTTCATCGATTTACCATCAAACGTAAACATACCAGCAGATACACCAATCTGCATTTCAAATAATGATAAGCCCTCATTAATCGCTTGAATATAACTTTCTGAACGGATTGGAGTTGTTAAATCCGTGATACCAATTTGCTTATCAATATCACCGCCACCAATTTGAACAAAGACGTTTTGGTCAGGGTCAAAGTGTTTTCTCAATACTTTCTGATTACCAAAATGGTCAACCACCGTCTTAACCGTTTGCTCAGGCACCGCCACACGACGTTGTCCCATGCGAACTTCCCAAGTAAATTCATCAAACGTTCGATTCAAAAAATCAATCGTTGATTTAGCATTATCAAATAACGACAATCCCAGTGGACTGTTGATATTTTTGTTATTCATCCCAGGTGTTTTCAGATACGTAAACAGTGGACGTGATAACTTGCTCAATGGCACTTCGTCTTTCAAGCCTTCGTACAACTCAGACAATGGCACGCGCTCACCGACTCTATCTTCTGTATCGGACTTATAAAGTTCATTCGTCACAATATAACTATCCTCTTGCCACTCGTGAAACTCAATCAGTGAGTAGTACTTTTGCTTACTGCCTTCTGACTTCACCGACCGCATAATAATCGCTGCGCTTGATACATCTTGTGTATTAGACTGCAGCGGTAAAAACACCGGTGCTTGAATAAAAGCCACTTTAATATCCTTGCCGTCCACATAAGGCCGCATTGCCATACCGCCTAGCGCTAACGCACTTTCAAGATACCGTTCAAAGTTTTTATTAAATCGGTCATTCTTCAATACCTGATTAATAAACTCATTGGCTCCCTCATCGTCAATTTTAAACTCTGCTTGTTCGTTGAATACTAGGCTTGCTATCTTCTTACAAGCAGTACGCCCAATTGGCAAATGATGAAATTTACGTGTATGCGCATCGCCGTCCGAGTTCAAGAATTTAACATCATCAAAGCTACTTTTGTAGTACTTTAAGTTATTCAATATTCGGTTATATTCTTCCGACGTCACTGCAATTTTCGGATGGTCAATAAAAGTATTTAATGTCGTCACTGTCTCACCTCCATATCTAAAAAAGTTCATTATTTTATTCCACAATCCCATGTGTCCATCACCTCCTAAGCTTTCAAGCCTAGCAATTTAGCGTTATCTAGGATTACATACTGAAACTCGTCACACGTGTGGTCATTTTCTTTAACGACTTTAGGGTCATCTGTATGAATCGTTTTCTCATCAAAACGATACGTCTTATGTTCTTCAATAAACACCTTATTACTTTCAGTATCCAAATAATAAAAGCGTCCTTCTGCTAGAAGACTAATCACCGTGTCAACCATCGTGATTTTCTTCTTCTTAGCCACCGGATGCCACCGTTCTTGATAATCATGGAAATATTGATTACGTAACGCCCCTTCAGCGCTATCAATCGTCTTATTCACTTCCGGAACACCCGCATATCGCTTCAACACTGATAATCTAAACTCATGAATCATCTTAGATAATTCACTCGGTGCTTTCTTAATCGATTGTCCTAGTGGTGAATAATAAAACGTATCTAACCGTATCAAATTTCCTTTACTGGTATAGCCGTAAGCACCACAAGCCGTTGCTGATTGTTGATGTCCGCCATCTAAACTAAACATAATACCGATTAAAGGGTCGTCCGACGGTAAGGATTCAAGCGGTTGAAACATCTGTATGTTGTACACATTCGTTCCCATTCCGATGACTTCACCAAGATACATCCATCGATAATATTCAATATCCGTTTCTTTGTATTTTTCAATCTTCCGCTTCATCTGCTTAGATAAAAAGTTAAGTTCATCATCTAAGTAAGTACTGTGATGTATTAAATATTCATCGTCTAGTTCCTTTTCTGTTATCCATTCATTTATCCAATCAAATGGATTCCTTGGCGGATTATAACTAAAATATACTTTAACTTGCTTATCATCTGGTAATTCTTGTCGAATAAACGTATCTTCTACCACGTCAATATCTTCACGTCCTGCAAACTCCGCTAGCTCCTCAAACCACACCGCATGAACATAGCCATTTGCGATAATCTGCGATTTTAGCTTCATCGGGTCATCAACACCATAGAAATAAAAACCCGTTTGTGTTCGCTTATGAATAATCTGCAAAGGTGATTTTTTAAACTCAAACTGACGTTCTTGTTTCAACGCATAAATTGCCCATTTAATTTGCTCGTAAACTGACATTCGCAAATATTTTCCAACTTTACGCAAAACAATCACATTCGCTTTGTCATCACTCAAAAATTCGCATACTAACTGAATAGAAATGACCGATGATTTAGTTGAACCGCGCCCACCTTTTAAAACTTTGTGCGTTTTAGGTGAGAACAACACCTCATCAAAAGTCGGATTAACCAAAGCGGCTAAATTAAGTTCGCTCATCAATCGCACCTCTATCAAACACAAAGCCTGTGATAGTCATTTCATCCTCTTGATTTTCAGCTTGTAATTTTTCAATTTCCAATTTGAGTTTCTTATCAGCAAGTTCAATATCTCTAAAGGCCATATTATTCATACCCTCAATCGCACCTAAAAAGGCGTTAGAGTTTGCTTGTCTAACACCTTGTTCTTCAATATCTGATTTTGCTTGGTTTTTTAACCATTCATATTCACTGAAAGCCTGTTCCCTAGACCATATCGCCATGTTTGATGCAGCGTCTTTTGCTTGCTTTAACAAGTCGCGATACCTAGCCTGAACCTCATCACTATTAAACAATTTAGAAGCCCTATTATCAACGGTTGTTTCTTTCCACCTTGTAGCTTGTTTAAAAGCTTTTAGATATGCTTGTCTCTGTGTATCACCAGCGACTAAAAAAGCCACAAAGTCTTGTTCTTGTTTATTCAATTCTCTATCCACCCATTTAGTCACCTCGTTTCCAAAATAAAAAGCCGACAAAGTCGACTTGAAAAATATATACTACACCCAAGGTGCACCCGTCGAATACGTTCCTGCGCTTATAGACGACGGGAATTAAAAAGGAAGTCAGCGGAACTCTTCAACGTTCCACAATACTATAATAACATTTTTTTTAATGCTCTGAGTCCGTTTTTCGTCCGTTTTATTTATCTAACCTCAAATCGTCCGCAACATTCTCAAAAAATCTATCTCTTAACTGGAACCCCTTAGTTCTCCCGCAGTTAATAAGCATATTATCAACTAATCCTTGCATCTTATATCGTGGATATCGCTCAATATATAATTCCTCGATAATTTTTTTAGTATCGCTATCACAATTATTTAGATTATCTTCAATCACTCGCTTATTGCGTTCCAAAGCCGATAGGCGACGGTCTTGTTCTATCGTGATTAACATATTTGTCATACTGTCTGACACTCGATTACCACGAATACCTGAATTTAAATCATCCTGCTTACTCGGAATACGTAACTCCAATTCTCGCTCTTTGATATATCTGTCTATATTCGGATAATCTTTTAGAATGTCTTTTATATAATTAAATGTGCTTTTCTTCAAATAACCACCACCTGTTAATTACAAATCTTCAATACTTCTTCATTCAGCATTTCATTTATCTCTAAAATTGATGCTTCCTCTGCCCTTCCACGTCTTAAAATCACAGTCAAATAATCTCTGTTCCTACCTAACATTAAAGATATTTCAACTTTAGTGAGTTTCAGTTTCGAAATCAAACTATCTAAACGTTCTCTATCACATTCAAATTGCACATACCGAGTTCGTTCAGCCCTGCTGTCATCCTCACTTTCTTTATAAAAAATATCTCTCAACATTATTACTCTCGGACTGTAATCAATTTCTTCAACTGGTAGACTTGACAGATGCAAAACTTCCCACCACAAATCCACTTTTTCTTTCGCTCTCATTTTATCTACGCCCTTTTTGCTTTCGTGGAAATGGGCGACGTTGTTCTAAACGTTGGATTCGATTACCTAACGAACTGATAATCCCTCTAACTCTTAATTGTTCATGGTATAAATCATCGAGTGTTTGTTTTGATTGAAATATATTATAAGCGTTATGTTCCATTGTTTTTTCAATCTTTTCTATTTTATTTCGTAACATAGTCACATGAACAATTGTTAGATACAACGCCACCGCTAACAGTAGATATATTATTAAAATAAAAATCAATTCCATTTACTCACCTTAATATCTTTCATGTTGCAAGTGTGAAATCATCTCTTTTATTTCTGCTGTCGTTTTATCCTGTTTCGCTTCAAGAGTAGCCACTCGACACGCTAATTTATTTACCATAGGATTAGTAATTGTTTTAAAAGAGATACCGCTTTTGATACCGCTTATTTTATTTGCGTCAAGCGTAATACTTCTTACATCACTCGCATTAATTTCACTGACTGTATATTCAGCTTCAACTTTAACAATTTCAGTGTTGAACGCTTTCGCTAATGAGTCGTAATGTTCCCTATTTGGTTCATAATCTTTTAGTGGCAACTTCAACGCACACCCTATAGAATTAACCCATTTACCATAACTTGCTAAAGTGCCATTATTATTCTGATATTCCGCTAAAAACATTTTACCGCTGCGGTCTCTAAATACTATAAACGTTTCTTTCATTTTCAATTTCTCCTTTAAATCTATTCGAGTTTAAACAATTTTTCTGTTACAGCTATTTCAGCAAGCATTTTTTCCTTTGCCAAATTATAAAAATCTTTTTTAATTTCAAAGCCATAACTAGGTCTACCCAATTCTGCACTCGCTCGCAAAGTTGTACCACTACCAGCACATGGGTCTATAACGACATCTCCTTCATCTGTAAAAATTTCAATCAATTCTTTTAACATCGCAACAGGTTTTTGTGTTGGATGAATTTTTGGTATTTCCTTTCTATTATCCGTTTTCCATTCGAACCAGTTTTTTATCATTCTTCCTTTCTCAGTTTCAGTTTTACCATTTCTAAATTTAGGTAGTTTATCACGATATAAAACCACTGCATATTCTGTCGCCCCAACAATTTTCATGTTCGCTTTCAAAACTTGAGAAGAACTTTTTTTTACAAAAATCAACGGGTAACTATTGTTGAATCCATACTGCTTGCCATATTCAATAACCATTTGCATTTGCTGAAATGCACAGAACACAATCATAGCTGGTGCTTGATTCTTTTCTTTAGGCTCTTTTTTTAACATTTTTGAGCAGAAGTGCATAAATTCAGCGATTCTAAAATCATGGTCTGTATCAAAGAACGCTTTACCAGCTAATTCACTCTCTCCGTTCTTGTTGTCCCCGTCTTTATACCACATGGGGTTACTTGCGTACGCATTATTTCCCAAATTATAAGGAATATCAGCAATAACTAATTGCGCTTTCGGTATGTTGTACCGTTTAAAATTTTGGTGGTGGTCATTATATAATTCTACTTTCATTGCACTCACTCCTTAATCAACTTCCGTCCAACAATAAATCTGATTATCTTCAATATGCCGTTTAAACGGCAACAGCTGACAATACGTCTGCGCATAATGCGGTTTAACATCGTCACCGTATTTCACTGTGGAAACCAAAACAGGCTTACCGTTAGCTTCCGTGATTTGTTCTACTAGCGGGTCACGTTCTGGTGCTGGCTGTTGTTCGTGTTTAAAAATTTCAGTAATCGTAACACAAATAATAGCAACTATCATAAATATAAACGACCATTTGTAATATTTATCGCTCATCTATTCCACCACTTCCAATCGCTTTGTCGTTGTATATCTGCGACAATCAAGCTCGATAGATTCAAGATAGCTTTTACCGCATTCACAACATTGCGTTTCATCTTCAAAAGTTTCGTGCCAATCTTCACAATCCAATTCATGAGCATATCCACAATAAGGACAATAAGAAATACCATCGTCGTATTCTTCGATTTTTCCCCATTCCTCAATCTGCTCATTAACATATTCTACGCTTAATGCTTTGCACATTCCGTTTCCCCTCCACAAACTTCAATAATTCTTCTGACGGCTCTGGTACACGTCTATCAATCAATTCATCAATCGTGATGCCGAATAAATCGCAAATCTTGATTGCTGTATCTATATTAAAGCTCCTCTTCCCTGTTTCAATACGGAAGATAGCACTTTCGGACATTCCTGTTAACTTTGCTATGTCCTGTTGCGTCATTCCAAATTCTTCTCTAATTTCTTTTAAACAATTTTTCATCGTTTTACTTCTCCTCAATCAGCCAGTTAATATTCTTTACTGCTTTTTTCAAATCTTCCACACCATTTTTTTCATAAGCACGCAATAAATATTCAACAGCCGAACACCAGCGATGTGCTGTTATCCCCGTTAAAGATTTAACGAAACCCTCCAACACATCTTTAACTTCAATACCATTACTACCAACGTAGTGTTGTGGACTATTCACGTTATCCTGTTGTTTAATATCATGCTCTGTCTCGCTTTGTCCTACCTTGTCCGCTTTCTGTGCCTTCTTCTCACTGATATTCTTGCCCCAGCATTCCGTACAAATGTTACGTAGCTTATTACCTCTCTGCCGTGAAAATTCATCAGGTAGTTTAATCTGATTGCACTTTTTACAAACTTGCAGCGTTCTAACATCCGTATTAGAATCACGACTTAATATTCGTACTTCACTTAACCGAACCGTCTTGCGATGGTCGTTTACCTGTATCACGCACGTATTCACCAACACCGATATAACCTTTGCTGGCTCGTTCTTATATTCAACGATATATCCAGTCTTTACTTCTTCCATTGCTCCACCAATTCTTTCAAGCGGTCAGGCTGAAACCCAGCCCACGCTTTATCAAACGACCCAGGCACCACCACTGGCACACTGCCAAATTTGTGCTCTTTCAAATCATTTTTCACCGCTTCATCATTTGTCACGTTAATCAAACTGTACGGAATCTCATTATCATCCAGAAACTTTTTCGTATGATAACACTGGATACAATTATCTTTTGTATAAACGGTTATTTTTTTCATTACGCTTCACCGTCCTTAATAAACACACCGTCAACCGTCTTACCTGTACGCTTTGAAATCACATCATAAGCTGACTGCAGGCATTCTTTAAGATTTAAATCTAAAGATAAGGCGATACCGCGCAAATCTTTCAAGAATTTGTTTAAAAAAGCATCGGGACAGCCTTGCGTTAGCACTACATTACCCACTTGAATACTGCTCAATGTGTTAGTACCAAATGCAATCCGCTCATTCGGACTTAATGCTGGAAGAACCCTATCTAATTCCAATTCCCAATCCAACTCATTACCCGTCCAGTGCGCCAAACCAATCAGCACCACCAACGTATCACCAAGCCCGTCAATCATCTCTGCTCTATCATTTTTCAGATAAGCCCCCACGAACTCGCCAAATTCAGCGACTAAATATAATGACTGTTTTTCAATATCATTCGTCTGTTTTTCTTCATGCCATTCAATGACTTTTTTTACTAAATCGTTCATTTGTTTCACTCCTGTTCTAATAATACCGTCCACACTTCTTCACACACTGAACACGATAAATGCTAGGTAATCCTCTGTACCCCTCGCCGTTCCTTGCGTTCTTTAACCACTTTTCCAGCGACTTGATGAACTGAAATGCTAATCCCTCTGTTTCAAAAAATCCCATAATCTCTCGGCTGATTGAATCTTCAACCATGTACTCGTAATCTTTCTTTAATCTAACTTTCATGCAAGCACCTATTTTTAAAATGGCAAATCATCTTCCTGAATATCAATCGAACCACCTTCAAAATCGCTAAAATAGCCATTATTTGACGTGTTAGCAGTTGGCTGATAATTTATTATATTACCCACACTGTTTTCACCCCTAGATTTTGATTTAGCGTTGTCTAGGAAGTAGATTTCAGATACTACCACCTGCGTAACATAAACACGCTGCCCTTGTTGGTTTTCATAATTATGTGTTTGAATACGACCAACCACTCCAATTTGTGACCCCTTGCTCGTATACTTCTCTAACACTTCAGCAGTCTTTCGCCACGCTTGACACTGAATAAAATCAGCTTCCCTTTCACCATTTTGATTTTTCACACTACGATTGACTGCTAAAGTAAAATTAGCTGTTGCTAGCCCTGATTGCGTATAACGTAATTCAATATCCTTCGTCAACCGTCCAATTAATTCCACTTGATTCATAGTCATCCTCCAATCACTTCAATCTCCACCCTTGGATTTGCTTTATCCAACACAAACTCATCCACAAACCCAATAATGTGTTTTTGATTGTCATTCTCTATCAATTTCGCCTTTACCATTCCGTCCAAAATGAATTTCTTAGCAAAAGCGATGTTATCTGCGTCTTTGCGTTTATTTTTCGAGTACCAAGTAAATTTCAACTTTGCAGGAGTCGATATAATCAAACCGCTATTTTTCGCACTTCTAGCATAAAGTGCACATAAATTCGTCTGTTTCTTTTTAGCTTTAGCTGCCAAATGACGATTCGCTCTTTCGATGCTAATATACTCGTTTAACGACATCAATTCACCCGGTATAACGAGCTTATCCATCGCTATCATCTCCACTCATTTCGAACAACTCAGCTAGACGATTACGTAGCTCTTCTTCTCTTTCGGCACTAAGTTTCTCAACTGGATTTTCTGCGTTATCCGGTAATTCTTTAGCCCAAGACGGAACTACTTCCTCCCGTTGATGCTTACCGAACTTGCTTTTATTCCGCTTACGGTTTAGTTCATACGCTCGTGCTTGCTCAATCGTTGTAATGTTTTGATTTGCCCAATTATTTAAAACGGCTTTAGCATAACTAAACTGAGCTTTGTTATCTAACGCAATTTTCATAGCTGCAATCACTAATTCATGTGATAAACCACCCACCCATTGCATGATTTGGTCAATCAAATAAGAATTTGCTACTCCAAAATTTTGTTGATAAAACGCAATCGCATTTTGCTCCACCGCCGCCACATTTTGCTTTTGAACATCATTGTGCGACTCCCCTATATTTAAATTATTATTTATAGTGGTGGTACTATTATTTACTTTATTTTCCTTTACTTTACTTTCCTTTACTTTACTTTGTTGCATTAATTCCGACTTTTTGGGGGTTTCTTCCGAATTAATCCCCATTTCTTCCGAATTAATGTGCTTTTCTTCCGAATTTATTCGATGTTCTGCTTTGACAACCGTTTTTCGTTTCGTCTGCCGAACCATCTCTTCAAATTGTTCTTGAATCCCTTTTGAAGTTAAAATTCCGTATTTTTGGAAGCTGTACTGGTCGAATAAATCGAGCTTCAAGCAATACTTTAAAATTTCGTGAACGGCACCCTCAGACACAGCAACCTTGTCACCAATATCGAAGCACATATCATCGTCAAATTTTAAATAGTATCCTTTATCTCCATAAATCATCTGCATTGCCACAACCCACACAGCATACCCCGTACACCCATGTGCATGCAGCAAGCGTCTGATTTTTCGATTTCCATACGCATCCGTATCAAGTGGAAAGTAATCAAAGCCTTCTCTTATCGCTCTGGCCACTTGCTTACACCTGCTTTTATAATTTTGATTTTACCTTAGTTGGAAACAACTCCTCTTGTTCCCCAATAATTTCACCTGTTGCTTCATCCACTTCAATATGATTAATCGCTTCTGCTGGGTCAAATGGCGCTTCAATTACTTCAGCTTCCGCAATCTCTTCTGGAGTAACATCCTTAAAGATGCCATTTCCATTATCATCAAAATCTTCTAACACCTGTTCATCATTGACGACACCTTTTTGATATTCAATGGATAAAATACCCCATTTACTAATCATATTTCTAAGCACCGTTTTTTGAGCCATAGCATCATAATCCGATGCCCACACATTTGTTAATTTCGCCTTATCTTTTGCTTTATTGTTGCGAATACGGTGCCGTTCCATTTGTTCTTTCGTCCAGTAAACAGATTTTTTGAACCCGTTTAACAGTTCAAAATACCCAAAGTACCCAATTGCAACTTCTGATTCTTGAGCTTCAAAATCAAGCACCAGTTCTTCTGTTAATGGATTCCAGGACTTTAATTGCCCTTCATACACCGTCCCCACATTAATATGCTTATATTGCCCACTACGTTGTGCCAATTGCACATAGCCTTTATACCCTAATACAAATTGCGCTTTTTTAACCCATTGCCCTGTAACTTTATCTTTTTCATTGAATGGCACTAAATAAGCAAAGCCAAATTGCTTTTCAAGTGGCAAATCTAACTGTGCCGCTTGCATCGCTCCAGCAATAATTGACATCGGCTGACTATCTGCTAAATAGGCATCATTATTCACTAACGTGAGTAACGAACTCGTAAATTGCGCCGATTTATCTTTTAGTATTTCCTTGAACTTATTTTGAATTACTGGATTGTCTAACAATCCTTTCACTGAGTTATTCTTTGCTGCTACCATGCCTGATTTCTTTTCTGCTAAGGCATTCTTAATCGAATCTGTTGTTGCCATTATTTAAGCTCCTTTACTGTAAATCTCTTGCTTGTTGATGTTTTACTATACTTATCATAGATTTCAGGCATTTCTTTTTTTAACGCCTTAGAATCAATGGATGTTCGATTATATTCTTTCCATGTGACGATAAATTTACTTGATTCTAGCCCTTCTGCTTCTTGTTCCACCATGTAGCCTTTAATCTTGTTTTCTAGCTCTGTCTGCAAGGTAGAAAGTTCTTCAATTTGCGATTTAATCACCGTTATTTGTTCCAACTGTTCTTCCTGTGCTTTAAACATAGGCAATGTATTAACTGGCTCATACTCCACAAGATTTAACGCACTCTTAGTAACCGACAAACCGTCAATCTCAGGCGCTGCATTTTTTAACACATGCTCATTCCAAAACGTTTCTGCCTCTTTGGTATACATATCAATTAGCTCTTGGTCTCGCTCGATTTCTTTCCAAATAAAGTCATGGTTACCAATGATAACCGCAATATAGGCTTTATCATAATCCAGAACATTCAAATAATGTTGCACCTGCATAATATAACTAGCGGGAATTTCATCATCTTCCCACTGCGCTTTATTAAAAGCCGATGTGGTTTTACATTCTAATAATGCTTTCTGACCGATAATTTTACGGTCAATGTTCGCTAACAAAAATGGATAATCTTTATGAAAATATGTTTTATTATCCTTTTGAACTTGTAACCCCGTCTCTTGCATAAAAAGCCTTGCGACAAGATTCTCTAATTCATTCCCAATTTGAACCGCAACATTACTGCCAATATCTGGTGCTTCTAATTGTCCTGTTTTCTCAAGCCACAGCTGATACTTAGACTTAAAAGGATTCAAACCTAATAATGTTCCAACGTCAGAACCACCAATACCCTTACTTCGGATAGTCAACCATTCAGCATGATTACTAGCTATTTGATAACTTTTCATACATAATCACCCGCTACATAAATTGACGAAAATATGTATTCTTTAGCGTAATATGCCATGTCATCTAACAAGATTTTTTCTCCGTCATATTCGACATACTCGTCGCCTTCATAAATAGGCTCGCCGCTGAAATCATAGTGTATAATTTTAGGTTCATCTGGAAAAAACTGCATTTCATTTTTGTCGTACATATGTTATACTCTCCTTGAAAGTGTTTTTTATAGTCCGCATTGCCGTGCGGACTTTTTCTTTTGCCCACTCTACTATTTCTATCATTACGGCATCTCGCCGTGTATATGCCAATATATTCCAACTGTCAACGATATGTTGAAAGTTGCCAGTTTTGTTATACAAGTCCATACACTTGTGTAATTCATGTTTCTGCCATTGTTTCATTCGCATTCCTCGTCACTGTATAATAGTTTGCACATTCGTATGTCCATTGTGTTTTTACGATATTCATGCCAAAATCGTTCCTGTTCTGCTTGTCTGTGGTTTTCGATGACCGCACCGATTGCGCACCCAAGCAATAACCCACAGATTATCGTTAGCACATATTTTAGTAATTCTTTCATCGTTATCATCCCTTCACGCTGGCAGGCGTTTATACTTTTATTAAATCGATAACTGCTTCAATATCTCTACGGTCATACATCCAACGAGTTCCATGACGGAACTTCTTCAATCCCGCTTCTTCCCAACGTTTAAGAAGTACACTACTGCATTCATATTCGTCATAAACTTCTTTCTGCATTAGATAGCGTTTCTCTTTTTGTTGCATCCGTTTTTCAACTTCTCGTTCAACCAAGTCAGCCAGTTTATCTACCAATTGTTGACTGGCTTCTTCGGATAGTAATGTTAGCTCCATTAGTTATCACTCCCTTTCTCTAAAAACATTCACATCTACTTCTAGTGCGTCTGCTAATTTAAATGCATTTTTTAAACTTAAATTCTCTGCCCTGCCATCTCGCAAAGCATAGATACCTTGCCGTCTTACTCCAGCTTTTTTCGCTAACTCATAGACCGTCATATTTTTTTCTTTCAAATACTTTTGAATAATATCCCACATGATAATTCACCTCTTCCTAAACACAATATATTGTTTTCCAACCATGCGTTATGCACTATATATAGTATTATTTATTGACTATATAAAAACTAATTGTTATAATTTTCTTTGAATAAGAACCCTCGACCTTTCTTATTCAGAACCTACACTGAAAGAAGGTGAAAAGTATGGACTTCGAAAATATTAAAGAGTATGAAGACCGCGTTGATAAAATTGTAAGTGACACTATTCATAATTTTTTGTCGCCAGACAAATTTGCAGCAGTTTTTGCATTAGTCGCCGAAGACTTAGATAAATATAATCCGCATAATATATCTCAACACGATTTTGAAAAAATCTGCACAGTCACATCAGGTTTGATTCAAGGTATGTCTAAGAATATTGTTTACGCAACTTTAGAATCGCTGTATCTGATAAATCAATTGACTTCAGCCGATTAATATCGATTAAGATTGGTTGGATACCATAGCTATATTTCTTCTTCCCCACTCGCTTTATCACTACACCGACTACCAATCCTGTAGTGACTAAGGCGAGTGCTTTTAATGTTTTATTCATTTTCGTCACTCCTTTCTACGATGTATGTTTTTGATTAAAATACTTACTGATAATCATTCTTACCAAGTCCGTTACCGATATTTTCAACTGTTCCGCTTCTTTTTTTAATTGGTCATGTTGTTCCTTATCAGTCCGAATGTGTAACATCTTCATGGCTTGCGCCTCCTTTCATTAGGTTACTTGTTGATGAATGTCAACAAGTATTGTATCTGTATGATACAATCGCAAATTTGCAGCTCATTTTCGGTAGGTTTGTTCTGTAATCTCAATTTGAGATATTTTGTTTTAAAAAAATAATTCTGTTTCTGACATACCAAATTCTTTAGCTAAAATCTGCATTTCATAATCGTGAAAAGGATATTCTCCAGCTTCTTTTTTCTCATACTGTCTTCTTTCTAAACCGATTAAATTAGCAACATAAGCTGTACTCAGCTCATTTTTTCTTCTTTCTGCTCTCAATCTACTTTTGGGTTTAAGTATTTTTTTTCTTAGCTTTTGCTTACTTGTCATTTATACTTTCACTCTCCTTAATCTCATAATGAGATATTTTATTTTTAAAGTTATGCTGCTGAAAAGCAGCATATAGACCTCTTAGAATATTCTTGTTATAAGCCAAACAATACCTACAACAAATGCTATCGGCAATAACCCGATGTAAATACTAACTTTGATTTTTTTATTATCATTATCATTGTTATTGAAATAATACCAATCTCCTAACAGAATCTTTTTCCAGTTCATTTTTTTCACCTCCCAATGCACGCTTGAAAGGAGTACTCTAAAATGGTAAAATTTGTATAAGGTTACACCCCCTTTCGGGGAGGGCTTTCGCCCTCGTGACCTTAGCGATTGAAACTAAATTCAATTTCAATTCCTATTCCAAGAACCTTGATTTTGAATTTAAAGGAGAAGCTTTTCAAAGGCTTCTTCTTTTTTTCGTTCGTTTTTACCATTTCATTTCCTCCTTTCTTAATTTCTATATTCATTATATCTCAATTTGAGATAAAAGTCAACACTTTTTATATCTCTTTTTGAGATATTTTTATTGTTTTTTATTTCCCTTTATTTTATACTTATACTATCAATAAGAAAGGAAACGATTATTATGAATATATTAGGTAGTGTAATTAGAGAAATAAGAAAATCTAAAAGAATGACACAAGCTGATTTAGCGAAAAAAACTGGATTTAAACAAAACACTATTTCAAATCACGAAAATGGTAATCGTTCATTAGATGAACTAGATATAGCAAAATATGCTGAGGCTTTAGATTTAACACCTCAAGCCTTATTTGATTATGGCACTAAATCCCCCACCTCCACCCTAACCCTCATCAACGACACCGCAAGCCAATTAAACGAAGATAGGCAAGTGAATGTTTTAGAGTATGCAGAAGACCAACTGGAAGAACAGAATAAAATAATTCATCTTGATGAGATAAGAGAACTTTACGCAGATTATCAAACACAGTATGAAGATGTAGATTTATACGGTGGAGCAAGTGCTGGTACAGGTGTCGAACTTTTCGATGAAGTCATTGAAACAATCAAATATCCTGCACCAGTACCAGTACACGATATTGCTTTGAAAGTATTAGGTGATAGTATGACACCATTATTCCAAGACGGCGAAGTGATTTTTATAAAAAAGAAACAAGACATCAACAACGGACAAATCGGTGTGTTCATCGTCAACGGACAAGGCTATGTCAAAAAGCTTTATAAAGGACCAAATGAAGTAAAATTAATATCACTCAATTCTCACTACAAAGACATTGTACTAACAGAACATGACGATATTCATATTGTTGGTTTAGTGGTTATGTAAAATAGTTTTACGCTGGTACATTAATTTAGTCATCAATACATTTATTTTAGAATGGAGAGAAAAAATATGAATACAGAAACAAATCAAATTTCAGTCCCTGAAGATGTACAAGGATTTAAAACAGGAAAATTTGCAAAAAGATTATTAAAAATTTATTGCGTACTTCACTTAATCGGAACAATCATTGGAGCATCAATACTTTCTTATGACCCCTCTAGATATAATTCATCTGAGATTAATTGGGCAATATGTATAACTTACATGTTCGTAGGAATTGGAACATTAGTCATTATCTATACGATTGCAAATTTATTAATTCAACAATACAACAACACAGTTGCTACTCGTGAAGCGTTATATTTCTATATCAATCATCAGTTGGAAAAAGAAAAACAAGATATAACAGAAAATAATTAATGAGTTTTATGCTGGTGGTGTAGCGGATTGAATAGAAAGGAGATGATGAGATGGAAGAAAAAAACAGATTAATAAATGAAGCATGTAAAATCTTTAAACAAGAAGCTCATTCGAATTTTAAAAAATTTAAGTTTTTAGCAGAATGGGTCAATTCCGAAGCGAAATATTTCAATGACGATAGAATTAACTTTAATAGAAATCATAAAGTATATCAACGGGGGGCTTTGGTAATGGTTGATTTTGGTGTAAATGTAGGAAATGAATTGAGTGGCAACCATTTCGCTGTTGTCTTAAATAAAAATGATTCACCTAAAAACGGTGTATTAACAGTAGCACCTATTACATCAAAAGGAAATAAATTTACAGTACAAATAGATGGATTAATATCTGATAAATCACACAAAATACTTGAATCCGAATTTCATGAATCTGCAGTAAATCATTATTTCATGCAAAAAAGAATTGTTAAAGACGGCTTAACTGATGAAGAAAAAGCATTCATTGAAGAGGAGTATAATACGGAAGGAAGATTGATAGCCCAATATTCAAAATATATTACACCTGAAGAATATATAATTTTTTATGAGAAAAACATCTTTAAACTAAAATGTTTGTTGGAATTATTGGAGCATTACATGAAATATAATAAGATTTCACACGCAAAAATACTTGATATTAAAACTATTAGCAAAAAAAGGATTAAGTTTCTAAATGAATATGACCCTTGTGGGAGAATTAAAGTTTCAAATGAAACATTGGATAAAATAGATGACGGTATCAAAAAGAATTTTCTTAACTCTTGACACTGAAATACTTATATGCAATAATATAGTTACTGAGGGATTTACTCCCACCCATAAAAACTGAGTGCATTACGCACACAAGTCCATGAAAAGTAGCTGTATCATTAAGATATGGCTACTTTTTTATTTATTAGCATTAAAAGTGATTATTTCCAAAATGGAAATAGTGCAAAGACCCAGTAAATTTTGTTAGTAACTTAAAAAAAGTATAAAAAAATAAGGTAACCCCAGGCACATGTGAATTCTCGTCCATTGACTTACTCCCATTCGAGAACACAGCGTTTATCCTTCTCAAGTTATCCTTACAACTACATTATAATAAATATATTTTCGAAAAACAAGAGCCAAATAAAAAATCCCACACCCTCCCCGACCAAAGCGAAGGTGTGAGATACATACACAAATAAGGTATATTTGCTATACCTAATTCTAGCACATCAAAGGAGATGATGCCACACCTTTTTACGCTGGCAGGCAAAACGGAAAGGAAGAATAAACATGATAAAAGAATATACGAAAAAAGACGGCTCTAAGGCTTATATGTTCGTTGCCTACTTAGGAGTCGACCCAATCACTGGAAAGCAAAAACGAACAACTAGACGTGGATTTAAAACGAAACGAGAAGCAAAGATTGCCGAAGCAAAGCTGCAAGCTGAGGTTGAAGAAAATGGATTCAACATTAAGGAGAAAGTTAAATTTCAAGAAGTATATGAATCGTGGTTAGTAGAACATAAAGCTACCGTCAAACCAGCATCATTTAGAGCAACTATGAACTACGCAAGGTTACACATATTGCCTATATTCGGTCACATACACATTGATAAAATCGATATATTTTTCTGCCAAAAAGTTGTACATAAATGGGCAGAAAAATATGAAAGTACCAGTCACATGAAAATTGTTGTTCAACAAGTCTTGGATTATGCGATTAAAATTCGACTAATAAAAGATAATCCGATGAGATTAGTCAAATTACCTAAGATTCATCGCAGAGAAAAGAACAACCGATTCTATACCAAGGAAGAATTAAAAACTTTTCTAGACTGTGCGAAAGTCTATAATGACGGTCAATACCTTCCCTTTTTCAGATTATTAAGTTTCACCGGTATGCGTAAAGGTGAAGCACTTGCTTTAACGTGGGATGATATAAACCTTAAAGAACAAACCATTTCTATCAACAAAGGTTTGTCTTTAGATGAAACAGGACGCCCTATGATATCCACTACCAAAACAAAAGCTTCAGTCAGAACAATAAGTATCGATACAGAAACATTAAAGATACTCAGCGAATGGAAAATCAAACAGCGAAAACAATTGCTATATTTAGGTTATAATGCTATGAGTAAAACACAACTCGTTTTTTCAAACAATAATAATCAACTTTACTATCCAATGGTTGCTAATGAATGGCTAAACAAGATTATTAAATGTTACAACTTAAAACGAATAACCGTGCACGGTTTTAGGCATACTCATTGTTCTCTTTTGTTTGATATTGATACCCCACTTCAAATTGTACAAGAACGACTGGGACATTCTGATATTAAAATAACCATGAATATTTACACGCACGTAACCGAACGCAAACGTGATGAATATGCAGATAAATTCGCAAGCTACATCAATTTTTAA